TCAATCTCAAATAGTTCTTTAGCTGTATGTAATAAATTAGACACGTCTTACCCTAATATATATACAGCTACCTTGAGGTGCTTAATTGATGCAGCATAACGCTAGCAGGTAAATTATATTTTAATATCAATAATATGTCAATACTAACCCATCCATGACGTTTTACGCGATGTAGGGGGTGGTATATAATCATGTTGCTGTCTTATTGTAACTACTAGTTGAAGTGTTTTAACTAAGTATCTCATTGCATCCATAATATGATCATGTTGCTTAACTATCTTACCTTTCTCGTCACGTCTATATAGTCGTATTTCTTCAAGTAACTTGGTACAGGTGCTGAATATCTTCAATCTGCCTGTTGTTAATCGCTCGTATACTTCAAAAATTCCGGCTTCAACGGTGTTATCGGCTAGTATTAGATTAAGCCCTTGCCTTGTATATAATGATACTAATTGTTCCCCGTCTTTTTGAGATCTGCCAGTTGAGGCTGGATCTATTGCGCCTACTAAGTGCGCACCTCTTGCTTTGATTGCTGCTGCATGGACTGCCGGCTCTTTTTGCCCTTCTTTATAATCAGAGTATATATATAATACATCTGTATCTCTATCTAGCGCACCCCAACAAGCAGCTGTATTGTTCCAGCCTACGTCCATTCCATAACCTTGCGCCCAGTGTTTTGGTAGCTCAATAGGACTTATTACGTATTCTTTTTCTAGAACGGGATATATTGCCCCAGAGCCAAGTGAAGGAACCCCCTTACTTCTTGCATCTCGTTGGTGCGGTGGTAATGTTGCAAATAACTCATCTTTAATCTCTTGTGATAAGTGGGGAGCATCATCCCATGTTGCAGTTACTATAGCTGCTTTGCCTTCTTGCGCCTGGCTTTGTAAGTGTAGAACAGTTTCTGAGACGCCTTTTAACGGGGTGAATGTACATATCATTACGCCGTTTGTTGTCATTGTCCTTAGGAGCTGCTCTATGTATATATCTAGCGGTGGTTCTTCATCATCCCAAATAACATGTCGTGCAGTTGCTTGGAATACTTCCCTGCCTTGATCGTATGATTGTAGCTGTACTACTGATGTGCCACCTTTTTTATGCGTAACTAATCCCGTGTCTATAGCGTTTGGTATGCCTGACTTCGGCGCGGTGCTATATAAGTACTCTTTTGGTATCGTGCCAGTACCAAGTGCATTCATTGGGCCAAATAGTTTTTCCTGTACCGAGTCTCTAACTAGCTTTGATGTTTCACCAGCAACAAGACAATTAACAGGTCCAGGGAATACTCTACCATTCCACCAGTGCGGATATATGCCAGTTGCCCATACAGCTACCATATAAGCGCCTGCTTCAGACTTGCCTACACGGTTAGCTGCCATCATTACTGATTGTCTATATTGTGAGGTGTTTTCGATAAATTCTAGATGCTTCTTGTATAGATGCCGGGCAAGCTCTCCCGTATCAGGGAACATATAATCTATCTTATTATTGCGCCTTATCTCTAACGCCTTGCGTATATCGTGTTCTGAAACACCTTTAAGCATTCTCTTGCTCTATCTCTTGTAAGATCTGTTCTAACAATTCCTGTGGTACTTTAGATAACAACTTCTGCGTGACATCTACGCCTTTGTTAGTGTTTGTATTATTACTCTCTATTACTTGCGTGCTATGCGGTGCCCAGTCATCTTTGAACCGCCCTTGCATCTGTCTGTTATATACCGTAGCTTGAAACTTATCCCAGTTAAGGCAATCCTTCCCTAACCTCTCCCACCAAGCTTGTGATAAAACTGTTAATTCTTGTATAAGGTATACAAATTCTGGCTGGTATCTGTCATCGTTTTCGTTACACCATCTACTAGCACAACCTTTTGTTATACCCATCTCTACATATAGCTCGCACTTACTTGCACCCTCTTTAGCCATTGCTATTAGCTTGTCTCTTTTAGCCAATACTTTAGGTATTGCTTCGGGCCTTCCTCGTGTTTCGAACTTCATGCCAACCACTCTAATATTGATATTAACAGATATATTGATACGCCTAGTATGCTTGCTACTACTAATAATACATATAACGTGTATAGTGTTGCTTTAATCGGCAATAAAAGATATCTCACAAATTACCCTTATTTATCATTAACATACATATATTATCACGCATTTTTAATACATGCAAATAAAATTATTTTAAAATAATTGTCTTTTATGTCTTGACTTCTTAGACACTGTTAATTATAATGGCGATATAACAACTAAACAAAGAATAAAATATGACAGAACTTACACTAACAACATCTTACAAAAATCACAATGATCTACATACTCATGTATCTATAGAGTACTACGATCAAATAGGCTATATCTTGAGCGTTCGCAATGAAGAATGGCGATTCAGTGTTACAAAAAGCGAGCTTGAAAACCTGTTAAATATTTTTAATAAGTATGAAAAAGCAAACGATATTGTAGGGGGTATTGATGACTTGGCAAGATAAAGCAAAAACACTATTTGGTTATCACTGGAAAGCAACAATAGCCAAACTAGCCGGTGTTAGTCAACGCACTATAACCAGGTGGGATAAAGGATTATTTCCAGCCAGACAAAGTGTAATTGATGCAATTGATAAAACATACGAAACTTGGAGGTAAAAAAGGAGGGTAGCGTCTTGCATCGCTACCCTTCTCTCTCTTTTCAGGCACTTGTTTGTAACAACATTATAGTTATAAAGAAATATTTTACAACTGTTTTCTGCCTTATTATCACAAACGTTTGCGCTGATTAGAGTTATATTCTTAACCCCCTGCTACAAGATACAATAATCCTATAGCAAAGGGCAAAAATATCACAATACGAATTGCTTCATCTCGTCATATCTAGTTATGCAAGTATCGATAAGGCAACAGGCCGGTACTCCTTATCACTTGCAGTCTCTCCTGCGGGGGCACATACAGCCTAACATAGCAACTGTATGTACTGATAGTCACTATCTCAAGTGCCATCTCTTTTTACTCCCTTTTCTCACACCTGCTGATCTAAGTCTCAGCTCCTTTTGTTTAACCTTGCGGTAACAGGGCGCAACCAGTGTTTTGTCGCTAATGCGTTTTTTTTTGGAAAGACTTGACTTATTGTGATCTTGTGGTATTTTTAGATCAACTATTTGTTACAGCCTCCTGAGTCTCTCCAAGTACAGCAGGAGGCTTTTTTATTCAAATAGCTCAATCAATATATATAATCTTATTTAATTGTAAAGCCACTTATTTCTTTAGCAACCAGTCGCTCTGTATCTATAACCTTTGCGGCTGCCTGCCCTAGGCTTAAGCCTTGATTTTTCAGGGCGTTAATATGCCTTCTACGCTCTGTTTGTATCTCTTTGAGTATCTCTTGTGGCGTTGCATTGTTTTCAGTCATGATGCTATAACGCTCTGCAATCTCGTATTGTATGTCTTCTACTGTTTTCATTGATTCTTACTCCTGCTTAATAATTCCCCTCGTTTACGCACAATAACGCTATAGCTGCGTTGTAGTCTATCGGCGGCTTTGCGGTGCGTTAGTTTTAATGTATCAATCAAGTACATCAAAAGCGCCTCCTCTCCTTGCGTCCATGGGTGATAATCACGTTTTGCATATTTCCGATCATGCGCAGGGTATATTTTTTTTTGGATATCAGTCTTTTTTAGATCTATCATATTCAGCCCCTTATTTTTTTGACAATATCGTCACGTTGTTTTGCTAATTTTTCTAAGTTTTTTGCAAGGGCTCCTATGAACTCCTCATCTCTATAAGATCTAAAGATGAATAACTTACGCTCTCCGAAATTAGGATGGTAGCTAATAAAATCGCACCAACTCCGGCCAGTAATATACAATCCCCCCTGCACTTGAGCATAATAATCAGACGGCACTTTACCCTGATATAGGTATTTTGTATGCGTGTTTTGTTTAGGGCATTTTATTTCTATCAACCCATCATCGCCGATAAGGCCATCTGGCGAATAACCATGTCCATAATTAGTGATAAAACCAGCTTGCGTAACATCTGCAGGCATAGTCTCTTGATACACTTGCCTAGCTTCAGCCTCTAATATGATGCCACGTTCCATATCCGCATTGGTGTACATCTCATCATCTTGATCTGATAATAACTGGCTAGCTAATTGCAATGCATAACCTGCTAGTTGCGCGCTCTCTTTGCCCGTGGATGTTACAACCCTGTCAAAATTACTCGCCGTTGCTACGCCCCTGCGGAGCGCAAACCATTCTGGCGTACCTTGTTCAATATTATGTATTTGCATTTGCGCCCCCTAGATTCAATTGGATTAATCTTTTCATCAAGCCTTCATATTTTGAGGCTGGTAATTGATTCAGCGCACTTATATTATATGCCTTGCAGATATCAGCCAGGCTCTTGCTTGTTGCCGTTACCGCCTCTTTTATGCATTCTGCTTGCTCATCTGTTATTAAAATAGTGGCCCCAACTCCCTCCTCAATCACATTTGCATTACTCTTATCATATAGAGCCAGCCCGAATCTATATCCAAACGTCATTAATGCACGCTTCATAGCATCAGATTCAGCCTCTTTGGCTGCCCCCTCAATAGCATCATATAGGTCTATGGATATGCCGCTACCTGTGCCAGTGCCCTCTCTAACTACATCACCAACACGGATTAAAACTTTTGCCTCGTAACCAACCTTAAAACCAATTTTTATCCAGTCTCCTTTGCCGATTTTGCATTCATAGCGGCAGACCTCCTTATTATAGATAGTTTCCCGGCTCCAGCCATCGAAACCAAATATCTTATTTGCCTCATCGATTGCATGCCACGCCTCTATATAATTCAATGACACGCCTGCTATTCTACGCTGTTTCACGTGTTTTTTTTCTAGTTTTTTTTGTAGCTCTAATTTAACATTGTCATCCATCATCTTATTTCCTCTTTCGTTGTAAGTTCCCGTATTGTAATAATAATCATAATATTGTAGATCATCGGACATCGAATATACCTATTTTGTCACAATCATCTTTAATTGAAGAGGTCTGCCATAGCAAAGCAACCAATAACAACGCCACCAGTGCAATAAATATATTATTTGAATTCATAGCCAGCTCCATACATAATATAACGTTGCTAATAGAGTGCCACCGCACCCCACAATCCCTAAAATTAACTCAACTCTATCACTAATCATAAATCCTCCTTAATTTAACATTTTAAAAGTGTAATATATCCTAGATACTATCGCTAGGGCTATCAATCCTAAATACGCCGTTACCATGCTCCCCCCTGTCTTTTTTGTCCATCAACTCCACTAATGCCGCTAATTTCCGTCCTAGCTCGGCTTCAATGAATATGCTATTTGCTGCCTTTGCCATTTGATTGCGCAGCTCCCTGCGTAGCATTCTTTTTTTTAACTCTGTGTATTGTATTATCATTGTTCTAACTCCTTGTTATCTTGCTATACATTCAGCCATGTATTCTATATCACACAACTTACCTTCTTTAATAGCACGCAACCTATCAAAAAACGCATCATGCAATGCCTGGTTAAATTGATATAGTTGCTCGTCATTTGCGTATATCTCAGCTCCGTTGCGCTCTAATATTATCTGCTCTATATAAGGTAAAAACGGCTCTTCACAGTCAGTATAATAATCAACAATACCTTTGATCGCCTGCTTGCGGCTGGTATACTCAAATTTAGCAAAATCATCTTTTTTAGTATAAATTAATATCATTTTCGTACCTCTTTAATGTTATAACGCCATTATACCAAGTGCTATTGTTGTTGTCAACTTGTTTTTTTTATTATTCTACAAAATTTTTGTTGACTTGTAAAGTTACTTATGTAATATAATATATTATATCAATCGAATAGAGGGAATTATGGATATATTAACGGGTGAACAATTTCAAAATCTTGTTAAAGGGGCTGGCTTAACAGTTCAACAGGTCTGCGAACACGCAAAAATTTCGCAAGCAACTGTTTCTAAGTGGGCGGCCAATAAACAGTCAATCCTACTATCTACCTATGTTAAGTTATTGGACTCTTTTGAGGCAGTGAAAAATGCGCAACAGAAATAAATACAATGCAAAAAAAGTTAAAATTGACGGCATAACTTTTGACTCAAAATTTGAGGCTGAATACTACTCGGTCCTAAAGTTAATGGAAAAGGCTGGACATGCGCGAGAAATTGATGTGCATCCAGAATTTTTGATACACTTTAACAATATAAAAATTTGCAAAGTAGTTTTAGATTTTAAATTTTTAGAGCGTAAAGATCAAGATTGCAGTTGGTAAATACGTTATGTTGATTGCAAAGGAGTTGATACAGCTATAAGCAAGCTCAAGCGTAAACTTGTAGAGGCTGTGTATAATATAAAGGTAGATGTTGTTAAACGTAAATAGGGGGTAATTATGCTAAAAATACTAAAACTGCGTTTGTTTAAAATTTTCAGGCGCAAGCTACCAAGATACGATATTAACATTTTCAGGAGTAAATAAAATGGCAAATAAAAATGACGGCCTTCTCTGGCCCACTATGCTACTAGTCGGCTCTCTTACAAATATTGCAGGCATGACGGTTGCAATTGCGAGGGGTGACGGCGATGATTCAGTAGCTTTTAAAACTGGCCTGTTTGCTAGTATAATCTACTCGGCCAGCCACAGTATTAAAGTGGCCCAGGTGCTATATAAAAGATGCAGCCAGCCAGAGCCAGAAATAGAGCTAGAAGAAGTCAAAATAGATAATTGGGCAAACCGTGTAGAAAAAAATAGCGTTAGACAACTTAATGCCTAACGCCACGTGAACTATACATAAGATTCCTAATTATAATTTGATAAATTTAAAAAGCAATGCTAAAAATAAATAGAGTGTTGAATAGACTCTCTGTTTTGTTCTGGGCTAGCTTGGCCTAATTAACCAGGTGAAAAGGGCGGTTCCAACGACACCGCCCGCCCGTTTTAAAAGTCGTTTAACCTTTGTCGTTGGAGGAATTATGACAGAAATACCTATTATTAAAGATAAGCAAGTTGAGACCTGGAAACACATATCAGAGGTTTTACCAGCCGCATTAGAGTTGTTATTAAGCGGAGGGTTAGAAAAATGAATATTATCGAATGGCGTAATAATATTACAGAATCGGAATTAAGCTATAAAGCAAAATTAGTAGGACTAGTTCTATCTCAATTCTTCCGTGACAAAAAACCTACATATCCATCAATCACAACTTTATCACAACTAACAAGCTTGACTATTAATCCCGTTCAACATGGATTAAACGAGTTGCAAAAAAACGGATTTATTATTAGAGAAAAAAAGAGAATAAAAGGTAACAAATTTACGTCAAATGTTTACACTTTTATCGGTGTAACAAATTTACACCTATCACCACACGATACGTCAAATGATACGTCAAATGATACGTCA